GCTCCACAACCGAGATCGATCCGCAGTCCCGAACAATGTTTGATAGCGCCGTGACTTCGATCGAGTCATCAAAACGCGCAGGGACATCAAACTCAAATCCTGCGGTGATGGTGTCGCCGACCAGCGGCGCCGGGGAAATCGTCAGGATTCCTGTGGTGGTGTCGAGCGTCAGGCCTGACGCAATAGTGACGCCATTTTTTGCAGCAATCAGCGTGCCGGCTACAGGCTTGTAAACCGTCCTTGCTGGTCGCCCGACGCCTAGAGGCGTGCCGCCTGCGCCGTACTCCTTGCGCAGTTGATAGAGTCCCGCCGATATGCGCGTTAGCGTCTGGTCGGTCGTGGCGATCGTCCCTCGCCCGGTTGCGCTAGTGTTGTAGTCATCTTCGCAGCGCACGCGGAACCCGGCATATCGGCCATAAGCGCGGTGATACAGCGCCAGCACGCGCGCCGCCATATCGTCCCGCAAGAGCGTGAAATTGATCGTCCATGCGCGCAGCGGCAGGCCATGGATCAGCTTGCGATACTCGGCGCCGCCGGCAGTCTGCGTGATCTGCACAGCGTACCCATCGCGGTAGCTGGCGCCCATTCGGATATCTAGCGGCAGGCGTTCTTCGAGGAATTCGGCCATTAGGCGTATCTCCGTGCCGACGACAGTGCGCCGAGAACCTCGCGGGCCACGGCGCCGCCTGCTCTGCGCACATCCGACGCGCTGCCGTTGCCGCCCATGTTGACAATGACACTGACCGAATGCCCGCCAAGCGCTCCGGGCTTGTTCTGTGCCGCCGGAACGATGCGTTCGCCTTTGTGGACAATCGCCGCCATGTCACGTGGCACGTAGTCCGATCCAACGTCGAACTTTGGCAGCAGATTTGACAACCACGACAAGCCAGATCCAACAAGCCCACCGATGCCGGCGCCATCCTTTCCGAGATCGCCGAATAGCCGCCTGCCAAGATCGGCAGCAACGGCATTTGCAACCATCCTGCGAACCGTCTCGCCAAATGATTGCAGCATTGATTTCGTGCCGTTCTGGAATGGGTCAAACAGGAAATCAGCGAATGCAGATTGGATGTTTTTCGCCGCCGACTTGGCAAAGGCGTTAAGGCCAGCCCCGGTCTTTTCGGCGTCGTCGCTGATCTTCTGGAATTCTTCTCCGGCCTTGCTTGCGGCGCGGCCGAACGTCTCCAGACTGATAGCGCCAGCATCGAGCAGCGTCATCAGCTTTGCAATCTCTGCATCAAGCGCTTCAATCGGCGTGCGCACGGATTCAAAGACGCGCGCACCTTCGGCGAAAACCTCCAGACGCTTGCGCTGAATTTCAAGCTCATCTTCTGCCGCCGATCGTGCCGCAGCGATGTTGTCCAAAACTTGCGCGTATCCTTTGGCAATCTCAAGATTCGCCGCAGTCGCTGTCTTGTATTTGCCGTCTGCGATCTGCGATTCGAGCTTCTCGACTTCGGTTAGCGCTTGCGTGTTCCTGATCTGGTCGCGCAGCGATTCAACGAGGCGCGATCCGTCGTCGATCTGCTTCTCGGCGCGGCTTTTGCCTCCTGACGCTGCCGATCCATCGCCTTCTCCGGCGAATTGAATTTTGCGTTTCGTCGGGCGGTCAATGGCGTTTATCGCCGCTTTAGCGCTCAAGAATCGGTCTGTCGCCTGCCCGTCTATTGAGGCCTTGATTCTGTCCGAAAACACGGACATAGACCCCTCTCCGGCTTTGCGATTGGCTGCGTTTCTTTTTGCAAGGTCCTCAAGGTCTTTGTTTGCTCCGGCCGCGTAAGCTTCATATGCCTGCCTTTTGACGTCCATGGACGATGTAGATAGCGCAATGGCCGCAACCGTGCCAATGCCCTGAATCGTCTTTGAAACCATCGTCATGCCGATGGCGACATCCTCGGCGCCAATCTTGAGCATTCGGAAGATATCAACGACGCGGCCGGCAGAGATGGCTGCATCATTTGCCCACGACTTGATTGATCCGTCTTTCGCCATTCCTGACACGGCATCTTTCACGCCGTTTGATTTTTGGATCAGCGCGGCAAGCTCTTTGACAAACGTACTGGCGGCAGGCAGCAATTCGGCAACGATGGTTTTTGCAACCGCGCCCTGTGCCGCTTCCATCTGGCGCAGTGCCAGTTGGTATTCTTTCGCCGCCTGCCCTTGCTCTGTCGTAATTTTGGCGACGATTTGCCCGGTATTCGCAAGGTCGTTGAGGTACGGCAAAAGCTCTGCGCCGGCTTTGCCAAACAGCGCCACGGCAAGCGCGGTCTTGCTTGATCCGTCCTCAATCTGCGCGAATGCTTTGGACACCGCCTGCAATGCGTCGGCAGTGTCCATCGTGCGCAGCTTTGCAGGGTCAAGCTCAAGAGTCGCAAAAGCCTTGCCGGCGCTTGACGATTCCTTGTCTGCCTTGGTCAGAGCAGCAGACAGGCGCACCATGCCACCCTCTAGCGCGCCGATGTCAGTGCCGCTCATCTTGGCGATTGCCGCAAGGCCGCTGATTTTTTCCGTCGTCGTGCCGGTGACGACGGCGAGCTTTTGCATTGACGCGGCGCCGTCGACGTACTTGTCAAACGCGCCCTTGAGCGCACCAACGGACAGCGCTCCGGCCAGCCCGGTGAACATCAGCGACAGACCAGAGAACGCGCCCTTGATCTGCTTCGCCGACTTTTCAGCAAGCGACGTGGCCTGCTTGAGGTCGCTTTCGAGCTTTGTTAGCCGCGCCTCAAGGTCAATCGAGAGCTTTGCAATAGCCACTATTCGCCCTTCTTCAAATGGTCGCGGATCGCCGACATCTGGTAAATCAGCCCCTCAACGTCGCGTATTCCAAGCATGTCTGCGACGATCGGGATAGCATTCCAGTCCATCCCGCCGCAGAGATTCCACGCGCTGATTGCCACCGATGCGGCCGCGTCTGGCCTGCCGGCTGGCTTGATGGCGTCCGGCAAATCCTGCGCCTCAAGCCAGCCAATCAGTTTTTTGCGTTGTCCTCGATGGCCTGCCGGTGCGCGTCGTAGGCATCAACCGCCGCCTGCGCAATCGGACCGAGAAGATCAACGCGATCGGACAGCCACTCGGCGCACGCGTCAGCGTCAAAAGGCGCCGGAGCTCCATCGCCACCAGGGTATAGGTCCAGCGTCGTGACAGACTCCCACCCGATGATGTGGCGCAAGATGGCGCGCGCCGCCGATTGGCCATGCAGCTCGATCATATCCATGGTCGTCGGACGCAGAATGACGAACGTATGCCCGCCAATCGGCACGCGGATCTCGCGCGCCTTGCGGATTTTTTCCGAAAGCGCGCTCATCAGGAGGCGTAGTAAGTTGGCGAGCCGTTCATCGTGATGACGGTCGGAGTCGACACTATTCCTTGCGCCTGTCCGCCTGGAAGAAGATTTCCGCCGGCGTAGCCGTAAAAGCACATGATCTGCCCGCCGGTGCCAAACGTGAATTTGAATGCCCGCTTGGCTTGCGCATCGCTGGCGAGCTTGATGGCAAGCAGACCGGCGTCTGAAATGTCCCACAAGTTGTCAAAGCTATACGTTGCCGGGTTCGGCAGCCCAGGCATTTGCGACTTGGAGTTGGTGTGAATTGTCGTGGTGTCAATGAAGTCAAAATCGCCGCCGGATGCGGAGACGCCGGTTGCCGTGGTAATCGACGTGCCGAAGGTAATCTTGTTCGCGGTGCCGCTGCTGAACGTATCGAAAAGCGTGGTATCGACGCCCTCAAGCGTGAAGTTGGCTCCGGATACCGACTTGACGCGAGCAACGCGGTCGTTGAGTTGATACATGCCCTGGATCGTCAGGGCGACAAAATCGCCGTTTGCCAGCGTGTTTGTTGCGGTCACAACGCCCTCAGACGCTTTGCTGATGGCGGTGATGGTGATATCCGATCCAAGCGCCGATTGCATAGCGATTGCCACATTGCTCCATTTGCGAGCCGTTGCCATTGTATTACCTCAAAAAATAGCCGCTCGACGGCGGCAATGGGCGAAAAAACCCGCCGGGCGGGTTCGTCTTGGTGCTAAAAAATCAGGTCAAAACGTGTGCAGCCAGTCACATTCGATGGTGCATGCATACAGTCCGCACTCCTGGTCATACCCCGTTGTCCTGTCTGCTGTCGGGCTCCCGGCCGTGGCGATTGCCGCCGCTATCTGGTCCGCCACTGCATCTGCTGCCGTGCGTGTCTCGGCCCATGCGGTGATTGCAAAGCGCACATCTTCCGCAACCTCAACTCCGCCGATGGTCGTCACCGGCGTTGTGCTGGCACGCTGATAGACGATTGCCGGAAGCGCGCGCCCCTCGGGGATTGCGTCAGGGTCAATGCGCGTGCCGACGAGCGCTGTCAGTCCGGCGCGTGCGGTCAATGCTGCATACAGGTCAGACTCGCTGCTCATGGATTGTTGTACTTTTGAATTGCCGGTCCAATTTCGCGCTCGAATATCTCAAGCGCCTGCGGGAGCGCGTTGGCCCCTGCTTGCAGAAAATTTGCGGCCTGCAAGTGGTTGCGCTTCTTTGTTCCGAAGTTGACAAATCTCCAGTAGAACGGGTCCTGAGGGCTGCGTGCGCCGCGCCGTGACTCGCGCTTAACAGTCTTGTACTTGACGCCCAGAAGGTTGTGCTTGACGTACTGCGCGCCTTCTGCAGGCTTGATGTTCACAAATACGCCGACGTTACCTGCCGCCTTCGATACGCGCGACACGCGGACCATTAGCCGCTTGCGCAACAGTCCTGCCGTGCGGTATGGCGTCGGCTCTTTGAGCGTTGGCGTTGCTTGCCGTGCGGCCTTGCGAACCACTGCGGCGCCTTTGCGCAGCGCGGTCATAAGCACCTTTTTCCGCAGCTTGTCAGGCAGGCCATTCAGCGACGCCTTGAGTTTTTCTAAGCCTTCGACTGTTGCCGTTATGCCTTCCGCGTTTTGACTAGCGGCCATTTCGGATTCCATTCACGGCGAGGATTTCAATCGTCTGATGCTGCGCTCCGACATCGATGATTTGCACGATGTCATACGGTTCATCATCCCACAGCACTCGCATTTCGCGCGTCAGCCCGGCCCGGTAGCGAATTCGGAATCGCACATCGGCCGCATACTGCGTCGATTGTGCGGCGAAGAATTCGCGCCCTTTGAGCGGCCAAGCTTCCGCCCACAGGCAATGATCGGCAGCATCCGTTACCGCATCCGTCCATGTAACAACCTCTTCGCCAATGGCGTTTTTGGTCACTGACTTGGACTGCAACTTGATTCGCTCGCGCGCGCGGCCGGCAGGGAACTGGTCTCGAATCACGCGTACACCGTCTCGGCGTCAAGCAAGCGGTCGAGATACGGCAGCGTCTTGACGTTGTTCGCGTCGATCGCCCCAGGGTTGTCGAGCGCCTGGCATACGTGCGCCAAGATCCACAGCTTGATGTTGCTTGGAACATCGCTTGCAGCGGCGCCGTATCCTGCTGTAAATCGCACACGCACGGCATTGGGGAAATCCTGCGTCGCCGGCCAGGACTGCCCATACTTGAGCAACACGCGGCTTGGCGTGCTGTCGGCGTCAAGTTGATAGACAGACCCCGCAAGCGTCTGCTCTGCGCCTGTGTCGTCAAGGTATTTGATCGATGTCACCGCTTGCGCATCGGGGATCGTCAGGTCAATCGAATCTCCGTCAAACGCGTCCGCCACCAATTCAACAGTCTGCGTAATCAGCCGCCTGCGTAACTTGTGCTCCGCCTCTTGACGAAACGCCGGTATGAGCATGGCAATCTGAGCGTCAAGCGCCGTGTCGTCAATGCGCGCGGCAGCCTTGATGTCTGATGCGGCGACTGGCTCAGTCGCTGGCTGCGTGATGGTGATTAGCGACATGCGAATTACTGCAGCAACTCGACAGCGCGCGCCGGGGTCAGCAAGCCGTCGTTGACAAGCTGCTCAAGGAATGGCGTGGCCTCCGCGACGTCGAACTCAACGTCGGCGGGCACCGGAATGACTGACACGGAGATTCCCGCAGCAGATTCCGGGTTGTCCAGTGCGGCGGCGAAAATGTTGGCGCGCTCGGTCGGCGTGAGTTGTGCGGTGATGGTGCGGCTATTCTTGTAGACCTGGGGAGGATAGTTGCGGTCGCTCCCTGTGCGCGCTTCCCACGATGGTTCGTTGTAAAACCATCTGACATTGCAGGACGGATCGCCGCCGTCGGCGATGACTGCGGCGCGCGCTTCGGCTTCTGTCCAATAGCGGGTAATGGGCATTTCAGATCCTCAAACAGTGGTTGGGTCGAGCGCGGCAGCAGCCAAAAAGATAGCGTTCCACGCGGCCGGAGTTGGGACGGGCACGAGGTTTGTCCGCAGGTTTGACGAAAACGGGTTGTCCCGGTCGATTGGCGGACCAAGCCGCCAGAATCGTTGCCGTTTGTTTGTCAGTAACGCCACGGCGGCATCCAGTTGAGCCTCGGTGATGCCAGCATCGACGCAG